AAGGGGAAAACCGCCGGGGGTATTTGGTTGCCCGACCAAGCTCTCGCCCAAAACGAAGTTTCTACGCAAGTAGGATACGTTCTTAAAGTCGGGCCTCTCGCATATGAAGATCAAGCTAAATTCCCTGAAGGCGCGTGGTGCAAGGAAGGGGATTGGGTGGTCTTTGCCCGTTATGCGGGTTCTCGCTTTAAGATCGAAGGCGGTGAAGTCCGGGTTTTGAATGATGACGAAATTCTCGCCACCATTCTGGACCCCGAAGACATTCTTCATAACTGAGGTTTATTATGGAAAATTTAGCTAAAGAGAACGAGGACGCTCAAGAGTCCGAAGAGCTTTCTGCGGAACCGCGGGAAGAAGGGGTTGAAGTTGAGTTGGATCAAGGCGAGGAGGCTTCGGAAGAATCTTCCAAACCTGAAGAAGAATCTACTCAACAAAAACAAGTATCTAAGTCGCAAGAGCGCATAGACCGTTTGACAAAGTTACGGCGGGAAGCAGAGCGGCGCGAACAAGACGCGCTTAAATATGCAGAAGCCGTAAAGAAAGAAGCGGAAGAGCTTAAAGCGCGTATGAAGAGCTTGGACCAAGGATATGTGCAGGAATACTCTGGTCGAGTTGAAAGTGAACTGGCCGCGGCTAAAAATCAGCTTCGGCAAGCGATGTCCATTGGGGACACGGATGCCGCGGTTGAAGCACAAGAGCGGTTAGCATCTCTTACACTTGCTAAAGAGCGGGCTCGTCAGGCTCAATCTAGGTTTGACCAAGAAAGCGAAGCTCCGGCTCCTCAAGCCGCGCCACAAGAAGCCCCGCAACAGAGACGTCCAGATCCTAAAGCAGAGGATTGGGCGGAGCGTAACGAATGGTTTGGTAAAGACCAGACCATGACGTATGCTGCTTTTGGTATACACAAAGAGTTGGTTGAAACAGAAGGGTTTGACCCTAACTCCGATGAGTATTATACTGAACTCGACAAGCGGATTGCGGAAGAGTTTCCGCATAAGCTTAAAAAATCCAGTTCGCAGGGGTCCCGACCCGTTCAGACGGTTGCCTCTGCATCTAGAACTGCCAACAATTCTGGACGCCGCAAGGTCAAGTTGACCTCTTCTCAAGTTGCGATTGCCAAGAAACTTGGTGTCCCTCTTGAGGAATATGCTAAGTACGTTAAGGAGTAAGATTGATGTCTGAAATCGAAATCACAAAGACTGACGGCATTGATCGGAGTTCCCGTGCTAGTAAGACAAGGGAGAAAGAGACGAGGCGCAAGCCTTGGGCTCCCCCGTCTATGCTAGACGCACCGCCTGCGCCCGATGGGTATAAGCATCGTTGGATTAGGGCCGAAGTGCGTGGCTTTGACGATCAGAAAAACATTTCTGCACGTCTACGCGAAGGCTACGAACTGGTTCGCCAAGATGAGTATCCCGATTTCGAGGCTCCCGTCATTGATTCAGGTAAATATGCTGGTGTGTTTGGAGTTGGCGGATTAGTTCTCGCTCGTATTCCGTTAGAAACCGTTGCTGAACGGAAAGCCTACTTTGATGGTAGGACGAAAGATCAGATGGACGCGGTGGATCACGATATGATGCGGGAAAATTCTCACTCTACAATGACGATCAATAAGCCTGATCGTCAATCGCGTGTAACCTTTGGAGGCCCTAAGAATTAGGGCTTGATTGGAGAAAAAAATGGCAAACCAAGATACCGCTTTTGGTCTGCGCCCAATCGGACTCAATGGTGCTGGTGCGAACACTACTGGTGTAACTCAGTATGAGATTGCATCTGACGAGACGAATGCTATTTACCAGTATTCACCAGTTATCCCGCTTGCCGCGGGTGTAATTGACATCGTTGGTAATGCAAACGGTGGTACAGTTCCAGCCCTTGGCGTCCTTATGGGTGTCGAATATGTTGACAGTGCTTCTAAAAAGCCTGTTTGGAAAAACTACTGGCCCGGTTCAAACAACGTCAGCGTTGACACAAACTACCCTGTCAAAGCTTTTGTTGCGGACAACCCAAACCAGTTGTTCATGGTAGCCGCAGATGGTAGCTCAACAGACCGTGCAACAGCACTGTCAAATGTTTTTGCTAACGCATCTCTGGCAACTGCAACTTCCGGTTCAACTAATACCGGACGTTCAACCGCTGAACTTGATATTTCCTCTGTCGCTACAACGGCAACGCTCTTCATGCGTATTGTTGGCCTCACCACTGATGAAGCCAACCTTGACTATGATGCAGCGGGTGTGAACTATATTGTTCGGTTTAATTTCCACCACAATGCGCCTTGCTCTAGCTCTGATTCACAGACTACAGCGAACAGCACTGGCATATAAGGAAGGGAGAATTAGACAATGGCTATTTCTCGCGCACAACTAGCTAAAGAGCTAGAGCCGGGTCTGAACGCTCTGTTCGGTCTGGAATACAATCGCTACGAGAACGAGCATGCTGAAATCTTCGAGGAAGAGTCTTCGGACCGGGCCTTTGAAGAAGAGGTGATGCTTGGGGGTTTCACAACCGCCCCTGTTAAATCAGAGGGTGGAGCTATTCAGTTTGATGATGCTCAAGAAACCTACACGGCTCGTTACACACATGAGACAATCGCTTTGGCGTTCTCAATCACTGAGGAAGCTATTGAGGACAACCTCTATGATCGTCTCGCATCTCGTTACACAAAGGCTCTGGCCCGTTCAATGGCTCAGACAAAGCAAATTAAAGCTGCGTCTATCCTGAACAACGCCTTCAGCACTGGCTCACCAATCGGTGACGGCGCTGCTTTGTGTTCTTCTGCTCACCCATCACTGTCTGGCAACCAGCGCAACCAGCTTTCAGTAGCTGCGGACCTCAACGAGACTTCTCTTGAGCAAATGCTGATTGACATTGCAGGCTTCACTGATGAGCGTGGTTTGAAAGTTGCTGTACGCGGCATGAAGCTGATCATTCCAAAGGAACTTCAGTTCATTGCAGAGCGTGTAATCAACTCAAATCTTCGTTCCGGCACCGCCGACAACGATACAAACGCAATGAAGTCAATGGGTATGCTTCCAGAAGGTGCAGTGGTTAACCACTTCTTGACCGACACTGATGCGTTCTTCATCAAGACAGACGCACCAAACGGTTTCAAGATGTTTAACCGTTCACCAATCAAAACCGCCATGGAAGGCGACTTTGACACTGGTAACATGCGCTTCAAGGCCCGTGAGCGTTACAGCTTCGGCGTCTCTGACTGGCGTTGTGTGTTTGGCACCCCCGGAGCCTAGCACTTTTGAATCTAATCCCAAGGGCGGCTTCACAGCCGCCCTTTTTTTATGCTAGTTTTTGTTTTTTAGGAGGGGTAAATGCCTAGACAACTTTATGCGGAGAAGCTTTTAGTTTCTGACGACGAGCTTGACTTAGAACTTTTAACCCAAGTACATGCCGCGCTTCAGGGGAAATACTCAAAAACAAAGGGTGGTTTGAGAAACGCTGAAGATGAACTAAACACTGACCCGCAGTTCAACAAATGGGACTCTTGGAAGAGAGAGAACACCGAAGGACCTGACATATACGACCCGAATATTCCACCCTCCGGCATAGACGCGGTTCTTTTTCATGCCCTTATGGAAATGGAAATTTTCCCTAAAGTTGAGGGGGCCCGTCCGGAATACTGCGTTCACGCTTATGAAATGCCGGAAGGCGGGCGTATGGATTGGCACAATGACGGCGCTTTTCCCGTAGCTTGCACTATTTATCTTAATGACGTTTCAGGTGGAGAATTAGAGGTTCGTTTAGATAAAAGCTATGAAGGAGTTTATCCAACGGTTTTTGTGGAACCACGAGCAGGACGTGCGGTTTGCATAAAAGGTGGAACAGAGCATCGAGTCCTTCCCGTTGTGGAAGGCTTGCGGAAAACGCTCCAAATTTTCGTTCATTACACAAGAGAATAAAGGGCCTCTTTTGTTAGAAGAAAATTTAAGCTATAATTTGTCAATCCCTGACAGATCATCGTGATCTGACACTTGCCACGACAGGAGATAAAAATGGCAAACACGACCTTCGGCGGCGTCGTCCGCTCATATGGCGGAGGCACACGCGGTACAGTAACACCCGCGCCCGTCGTTCAAGCTGTGCAATTCTCATGTGACCCAACCGCAACAGGCGCAACCAATGTTCGCATTGGCACATCAGCTTCAGCGGGTGAAACACTTACAATCCCAGCAGGCGCGGTTATCATGTCTGTTCAGACAGTTGGCGCTGCCGCAGGCGGCACAAACCCAACAATTGATTTGGGTACTTCTGCTGATCCAGACGGCATTGCAAACGAACTTCCTGTAGACGTTAAAGGTGAAATCACAGGTGCAGCGGGCGCTCTCGTTGTTGCTGGCGGTCTTGCTGCAAATGCTACAGTAACTGCAAATGTCGGCGCTTCAGCGGCTACAAGCGGCACATTCACAGGCATCATCACATATGCAATGGCGAATGACGGCGTAGAGCAAAACTAATAGGAGGCTGATATGGCGGGTTCTGATGTAAAGGCGAAACGCCTGACTGCCACTGGTTCTGCTTCCGTTGGTCCAGCTAGGATTAGACAAATTCAAGTCTTAACTGCCACTGGTACGCCGCGTCTTACCATCACGGACGGTAGTGGTGGAGCAACAGTGCTTGATTTGGATTTTAAAGCGTCGGATTCACACTCCGTGAACATTCCTGCCGAAGGTATTCGGGTTAGTGATATATTTATATCAACTTACACCGCAATCACCGCGGCAACTGTGTTCTACAACTAAAGAGAGGCTCAAATGGCTCGTGAAGTAAGTTCTATATCCCGTGTAGGAACTTCGGAGCCGTTTGAGCTTCAAGTTGCCCGCGGCCAAATATCCTTCCATAAAACTATTTTTAAGTTTGGCTACAACGCTGTTGTTGGAAACACCAAGGAAACCATCTGGGAACAAGGTGGCTTGTACGCTTATCCCGCGTCAGCTACAGTAATGACTGTATCAAGCAGTTCAACTGATGACACTGCCGCAGGCACGGGTGCGAGAACAGTAGAAGTTTTTGGCCTAGACGCCGATTACAACGAAATAAACGAAGTTGTCACGCTGAATGGGCAAACGGCAGTTAACACCACAAAATCTTACCTACGGATAAATCGCGGCATTGTTCGCAGCGCGGGTAGTGGTGGTGCAAATGCGGGCACACTTTACGCAGGAACAGGCACAGTGACCGCTGGAGTTCCAGCTAATATTTACCTGACCATAAATGGTGATGGCGACAACCAAACATTGATGAGTCTTTGGACAGTTCCCGCAGGATATACAGCATTCCTTACAAAAATGGCTTTGTCCACAGGAACCTCTACTGCCACAAAAGCTCTTTTAAATGCTAGTCTTGTGGCTAGGCCCTACGGAGAAGTCTTTCAGATAAAAGAAAGATTTACCCTGACAGATGGCGCACACGAGCAGTTCTATACTTTTCCAATAAAATTCACAGAAAAAACAGACTTGGAGATGAGATCATTTTCTTCTTCAGGGTCGGTTGACTTTAATGTGTCCGCGTCAATGGAATTC